TGGGACGGTGCTGTAGGCAACCTTAGAAACTTTGGTGATGACTACGGTAGCAGACGTAATCGGGAAGCCGATTATTTTGAAACAGGCGCTCAAAAAAAAAGTGAACAATTTGGAATAAAAACAGACCCTATCAGGGGCATTAGAGCGCCAGAACAAATTGCTGGTGAGGTAGATTTCTCTGAAGATAGAGCTATAAGAGATGAAGTTCTTTCTGATACTCAAGATGCCGTTTCACCTGTATCTCCTGATGCTACTGTAAGCGCTATTCCACCATCTGATAGTTCTAGAGACCAAAGGGTTGATAGGCTTATACAGGCTGGTCAGGAAGATTCTGATACTCCTGTCGAGCAGGTACAACTCGAAGCTGGCCAACCTGATGGCCCCGTTGTTAGCCCATATAATGAAGTTGAGGTTCCTGATTGGTTTCTTAAAAAGAAGCCTGTTGGCCCAAACCTACCTACTGCTGTAGACCAAACCCCTGATGAAGTTATTAATACTCAATCTGGTCTTTTGCCAGAAGCAGAAGTCCCTGTAACAGACATGGACCCTGATGAAATGATTCGCAGGGACATAGAGTCTGTTGGCCCTATTACAAGCTCTTTTAGGGCTAGCGAATTTGGAGATGCTAATCCTTTTTATTACAATACAAATCAAAAGCAGATTTGGGGTGCTGCTATGAGACAGTTTAATCCTGTCAAAGCAGCATCTGATTATATTAATGAACAGCTATTTTTGGATGATACGATAGATCCTGATTACGACAATATGTCTGATCCACTTGTAAAGGCTCAACCTGAGCTTGCATGGAGGACAATGCACAGCAAGAACTCTGCTCAGACAGCTAACATTGCTCAAAAGTTACAAGATGAGCGTGCTGACATAGACATACTCTCATCTTCTGATTCTGCTTTTGCAGAGATAGGAGCCGCATTATTAACCCCATCTTCTGTACTGCCTATAGCACCCTTAAGATTTATGAAAGCTGCATCCGCTTCTAAAAGATTTATGTCTGGAGCTGCTTTTTCTATGGCAACTGTTTTGCCAGAACAAATGGCATTGCAAGCTGCTAGGGAAGATAAAACTATAACTGATAGTGTTATGGCTCTCGCTCTTGTAAGCAGCATTGGTGGCACTGTAAATACAGCTTTTGGCCCTACTATTGCGAGGGCTGCAACATCCAGATCTTTGTCTAGAGATAAAGCTTTTGAAAAAAAGTATTCAGATACTTATGAATCTGCTGGAGCTGCGGCTAGCCCAGAAAGGGCGAGGCAAACTGCTTACGACACAATAGAAAGAGATGCCGCTAAAGAAACTGGAGTAAAAATAGAAAAGCTAGGATTTAACCCTGTCTACAGAATGCTGAAAAGCAGCAACCCTATTGTAAGGGGGATTGCTGGTGAAATGGTAGATATGGGTGGCATAATGACTAAAAGAGTGGATGAGGAGTTGAGTATGTCTCAGTCTGTAGAAACCACATTTAGAACAAAATATCTTTCAGATCTTTTAGCTGCGATAAGAGAGCAGGATACAGCTTATCTTGCTTATAGGGGAAAAGTTGCTAGTGAAAGCGATATCGTTAGGTCTTTCCAAGTTATAGGTGTTCAGGCAAAAGATAAGTTTTCTTCTGGTCTGTCTCATTTGTCTGAGGTTGATTTTAGGGTTCGTATTGGAAAAGCTATGCGTCGAAATGATGTTGATGACATCGGTGATGCTGCATCTCCATATGTTACTCAAGCAGCTCAAGCCGCAAGAAAACAGCTTAATATGATAAAGAAAGAAGCAGAAGAGGTCAGGCTTTTTGAGGCTGAAATACAGAGATCTTTAGAGATTGCTAAAAGATCTGGAGATGAAGCTGCTGTAAGAACACTCACAAAGCAGCTAGATAAAGTTAGAAGTCAGGGGGTCTCAGTTAACACCGCTGCAAGTTATCTTCCTCGTCTCTATAGGATTGATAAAATTATGAACGATCCGCAACGCTTTATTTCTATTGTAAGGTCTTGGGCTATCTCAACTAAGGGCATGAGTCAGCGTGAAGCGCAGCAGTTTGCTGATGAGGTATTTGACTCTGTTACTAAATCAAGGCCCTATCTTGGTTTAGATAATGGAGACCTTGATGACTTAATGAGTGCATCAGGTGCAAAAGCTAGAACATTTGAAATACCCGATGATCTTATAGAAGAGTTTCTTGAGAGTGATGTTGAGGTTTTGCTTAAACACCACACAAGAACTATGGGCATGGACATAGAGATTGCAAGACGTTTTGGCAGCGTTGATATGAAATCTACTATAGATGACATCATATCTGAATATACACGCCTTATTGACGAGGCAGGTGGCGTTGAGGCCAAACAAGCTCTCAGAAAGCAGCTTGAAAACGATCTTAGAGATGTTAGGGGTTTAAGAGATAGGCTTCGTGGAACATATGGTGCATCTAAAGATCCTCATCAATTAAGCAGTAGATTCGTTAGAAGCATGAAATCTTTCAATGTTATTGTGGGCATGGGTGGCGCTATGGTCTCTTCGATCCCTGACGCTGCAAGAGTTGTTATGGTTGAGGGCTTTAAGCAATCTTATGAAAAGGGTTTAAAAATAGCTTTTGCCAACCAATCATCTTTAATTAAGCAGTTAAGTAGAAAAGAGTTATCTGCTGCTGCTGTGGCTGCTGATGCTACATTAGGCCTGAGAGCGCAAGCATTTGCTGATGTTGGCGATATATTTGGAAACAGATTTGCTCTTGAGAGAATACTCAACGCTAGCGCTTCTGCAATGTTTGTCCTTAATGGATTAAACATTTGGAATCAGGTTATGAAAGAGTTTTCAGGAAACGTAACAATGTTGCGTATGACTGAAGCTATTATGCAGCCTTGGGAAAATCTTCCTAAAGCAAGCAAAGAAAAGCTGTTAAAAAACGGCATAGATCAACAAAGTCATATGCGTATGAAGCAAATGATTGACCGATTTGGAGAACAGGTTGACGGTCAATGGATGCCTAATACAGAGCTTTGGACAGATTCTACTATGAGATTGCAGTTTAGAAATGCTCTAAACCAGAATGTTGAAAGAATAATCATTACTCCAGGAGCCGGAGATAGGGCTTTGTGGACATCTACTGAACTTGGCTCCATGGTTACTCAGTTTAAATCATATGGACAGGCTGCCAATGTTCGTATGCTTACCTCTGGTTTGCAAGAAAGAGATGGTGCATTTTGGCAAGGTGCATTTCTTCTTGTTGGCCTTGGCGCTATGGTTAATGAGCTTAAAAGAGCTCAGTACGGCATTGATAGAAAAGAAACATTTGATGAGAAACTTATCAATGCTATAGACCGCAGTGGCATAACTGGCTTTTTTATGGACGTTAATAATGCTGTAGAGAAGCTAAGTAACAACAGGCTTGGGTTAAGGCCAGCAACTGTTGATGATAGAAGGTTTCAAATGCCTACAGGAGCCAAGTTAAATGCAGTCCTTGGCCCAACAGCAGGCAATATTTCTACGGCTGCATCAATAATGACAGATGTAATAACTGGTGAGGCAGACCAGAAAACCCTTCAAAGCGGAAGATTTATCACCCCTTTTGGTAATCATCCTGTTTCTGACCCGTTTTTTGATTGGGCGTATGGAAAGTAAAGTGAATTTACCTTGTTAAGCCAATAAAGGATAAAGAGTTATGGCTACTATACAGATTGCAGATAATGACGCTAGAGTTCAGTATACGCAGGCTATAACTGCTAACTCGACTCAACTGACAATAGACTTTCCATTCTTTGCTTTGGATGACATCAAGGTTGTCGTTACAAACGCATCGGGTGTAGATACGACTCTTTCCAGAGGAACTGGAACAGGGACTTTTGCTGTTACTGGTACTGCTGTAGATGACGGGTTTTCTGGTGGTCACATCACCCTTGGGGATAGTTATGCAAACACGACAAAGACAACTATCTTCCGTGACATACCAATTACAAGAACTACAGACTTCCCTACTTCTGGCCCATTTAATGTTGCCTCTCTCAATACTGAGCTTGATAAGCTCACTGCTGTAGCTCAGCAAAACGAGACATCATTTAGCAGAACCTTGCAGCTTTCTGACTCTGATGAGACTGTTGATCTAAAGCTGCCCAATAAGGATACCCGTAAAAGCAAAACTCTAGCATTTAACGCTACAACAGGCGTTCCTGAAGCTGGCCCTAGCATCTCA